CCGCCTGAGACAAGGTTGTTAAGGTCCAGTGAGGTAGGCGCGTTTTTGAACTCTGCAACGGTTAGGTAGGCACTCTCGTCATCAATCGTGTCAGCCGTAATACCTACTGCCATTTGTTACTCCCCGTCTCTTTGCGGTTCCCCGTTTGTGTGACCGCAACGTGAACATTTGCGAAACCAAGATCCAAACCCACATTCTACGCAAGTAAATCCTTTTGTGACGTCGCCTTGCGAGTATGGAGTAAGCGTTGCTTCAAAAAATCCTTCAGCCTTCATTGCTCTTGCTGCGCTTGGGCTATCTACGTTGTAAATCCCGCCACGATCAGGCTTGTATAAACGCCCATTGACTTCAGTTTCGCGTACGCCTTTGTCTGATGCTACCAATCTTGCCATTGTTTGCCCTCTCTATTTAAGTGAGGGGTGCGCCCCGTAGAACGCACCCCCCATTGCCTTGCTGTATTCAGTTATTAAGCAGAGATAATTCCTGATACTGCGCCGTTCCATGCTGGTGCGGTGCAGAAGAAAGTACCACGGAAGTATGTTGAGAAGTCGTAGGTGAACTGAGTTACTGGCCACTGGATACCCATGTAGTCCTGAACCATGAAGTTCGCCCATACATCAGATACCTCTGTGTCAGGGATTGGAAGTGTGAATGATAGAACAGGTGATACGCCTGAGTTCAACCATGGGTGTACCACGATGTCCACTGACTTACCTGTTACTTCGTTCTGAAGTCCAGTAACGATAGAACCGTATGTGGTTCCTGATGCTCCTGGGTTATCAATTGTTAGACGGTAGTTTGCTGTTGAGCCGTTCTTGATCGCGTCTGAAAGTTGCTTACGATCATTTCCGTTCATTAGAACCATGTCTGGATCTGCCTTGACGTTCTGGTACAAGTTAGCAAATACAGCCTGGTATTCAACACCTGGGTTAGAAGTAGAGAATGTGCTGTTGATTGCGTTGTTGAAACCTGAGTTTGGTCCAAGCACTGTTGGCAAAATGCCGTCGTAGCCTGTTGCATACGCAGATGTGTCAGCAGCAGCACGTGTTGCAGCAGCGCCAGTTGTTGTCAAAGCAGCGTTGTTGCCTGTTAGTCCTGTTGTGCCAGCGCCCTGAATTGTGAATGTACCTGTTCCCTTTAGAGTTCCCTGGTACTTCAAGTTTGCGTTACCTGTTGCTGTTCCAACGTAGATGTTGTAACCAAGTGCGCCTGCGACTGCTGTTGAAACTGTGACTGTTAGTACGTCACCTGATGCAACCACTGTGTTGGCTTCTGTTCCAAGGATTGACTCACCAAAACCGTTTACTGAGATACCAGCGTCAGTTGTGACGTTGACATAGTAAGTGTTTGCGGCAATTGCAGTTTGACCTGTTGCTGCCACTGGTGAAGCAAGTGCGAAGGTAGGTGCTGATAGTGCGCCTGAGTAACCTGAGGCTGTACCGCGTGCCATTAGCATCATGCGCTCTTCCATAAGCATTGTTGCGTATAGAGTTGAGGTTGATGATAGTTGGCGTAGATCCTGGTAACCCAAACCTGAGAAATTAGCGTCAAATGACACTGAATCAGATAGTGAGTATGAGTTGTATGGCAGTACTAGATCATCAGCAGAGTATGAAATCTTTGGTCCACGCTCGTAGTTGATTGAACCAAAAGCAGTTGTTGTGCTTTCTGTGATACCTGGCCATGTGTTGCCAACTCCACCTGTACCTGTACCTGTGTATCCAAGAATACGCTTGACACGGTGTGATGTGCCTACGCCCTTCTTGCGTGGGATACGGTTACGTAGAGGTGTTGGACGTGGTGTAAGCAACTTTGAAGGTGCTTCTAAGTCAAACGCAGCAAATGATGTGCTGAGTGGGCTTGTTAGTGTGATGTCCTTCTGAATGTCCTGCATTGCTAGGCGCTGTGCCGCTAATGCGTTTTGAAGTCCTGCTGCTGCGTCAGGTGAAAGTGACTTGCTTGCTGCAAGCATTTCCAACTGTGAAGTAGCGTCTGGTGCTGGTGCTTGTCCTGGAACTGTTGAAGCGTTGTTCAATGACTTGCTGAGTTCAGCAGTGTATTGATCCATACGTTCAGCAGCCTCAACAGGCGTAGATCCGTCAAACAGATCCTTAGCGCGTGGCATTTCAGCCATAGTTGTGGTTCCTTTCGGTTGGGTTTGGTTACTTGTTCAGGGTTTCAGTTGCTTCTGCGTAAAACTTATCCGCAAGCGCCTTGTATCCCTTAGCAAGATCTGGGTCTGTTGCTGCATTTGCTTTCGCTTTGTAGGTGGCTGCTTTGAGCACGAGATCATTTGAGGTTCCCCCTAATGGTCGTGCTGTTCGCTTTGGTCCACCCGCCACTGCGAGAGATTTGGCTTGTGCTAACTCAGTCTCCAAACCTATTGCTTTCTCCTGTGCTGCCTCTTTTGCAGCAACTAGCGAAGCAATCTCTGATTTGAGTGCTTTTGTTGCGCTTTCTACCACTTGCTCTACTATGGCATTAAGATCCGCTGAATTATCTTCAGTGGAATTATCTGGTGTGACTTCTTCAGTCACTTCTTCAGTTGCTTCTTCAGCAACTACCTCATCTGCTTCAGCAGACTTAGGTGTTTCACTTGGTGCAACCATGTCGGCTGTTGTGACGTCTGACTGTCCGTGAGTTTCCTCTGGACGGTGGCAACCGCACTCCAAGCACTTATCCATTGTTGCTGACTTTTCGGCAGACATATATTTACTCCAGCATTTATCTGCTGCGTCATCGTCCATACCTGCCTCTTTGCAACGCTTCATAAAATCTGTTTTTGACTCGTCAGCATCAGGTTTCATGTCCCCCTTGTGATGTGATTTTTCTTCTTCAGGCTTTACAGCCAATTCAATACTCTCTTCCATTACTTCCCCTTCTGCTTCTTCGCCCTCATACCAGGCGTGTAGGTGACTGATCGCTTCAAGCAGGTGCGCAATTGACTGGATCTCGTTGTGACCCTCTTTCATTGCTTCTGCTTCAACTGAAACAAGGTTTGCCAGTGCGTCGCGTGCTGCTTCAAACTGAACTTTGTCAAACTTCAAAATGTCGCCCACAATGGACTTAGGTACTGAAATAGTTTCTGTTGCCACTGGGCTTCCCTCTTTCGCTAATGTGTCCTCAGATTGTAATACTTCTGACTCAATTAAGTCCTCAACTTGAACCACTGTGTCATCGCCTGAGGCTGACTTAGCCAATACCAACTGGCAGTTAGGGTTGGCTGGACGATCAACAAGGCTAACCTCAACAATTTGTCCGTCCACAATACGCCCGTTCATTGCTGACTTATCGCGTGTGACACGTGGGTTTTTAATTCCAATGCTGAACCCTTTAAGTACGCCTGCTTCAACCTTCTTAACTGAAACTGGATCTACCACAAGTGCAGAAATGTAATGACCGTCAGCCTTGGCTTCGTAGTCTGTTGCCACGCCTGCTGCAATGTTGCTGTGTTGTTCTCTGATGTTGCCACCTGATTTGAACCAGTGAGGCATTGCGCGGTCTAACCAATCACCGTCACAGATCTGTTGGTCAATGTCAATGCTGTCGTCGGTTGCTTTGCCGTAAACGGTCAGTGTGCCGTCAGCGTGCTTGTCAGCCTTTTCAATACCAAAAAACGCGGTAGTTAAGTTAGACATGTTTCTCCCTATTACGCTGAGTAAGTTAGAACAATTGCGCCTGTTGCTGAGGCTGCTGCTGAGATACCGTAAATAATGTCGTTAGCGCTTACGTAAAACACCTGATTGGCGTTAGCGGCAAGTGTGCGACCAACGGTTGCGCCTGACGTAGCAATAGTTTCGTCGCCAATAAAGATTGCTGCGCTATGCCCGTTGTGAATGTTAATTGGGGTGTTTGGTCGCGCGTTGCTATCTACTTGGTGCAGAATTGACGCTGTTGTAAGTGTGCTTGCGTTGATGTGTTTAAATGCCATGTTATTCCTCAATCCACTCTAATTGAACGTCAGCCAAGGCTTCTTCAAGGCTCTTCGTAACTTTAGCAGACTCAGCCGTTGGCTTGCCGCCTTTCTTTGTGACCACAATGCCCTCAATACTGCTGATGACAAATCTATCTTTGCTCATTGTTTGACCCTCACCGTCATGTTTTTGTCAATTGCGTCTACTGAAATAACCTCAAAATCGGTGCCACGTGGCAACAACCACTCCTGTTCTTTGACTCCAGGATAATCAAATAACCCGTCAATCATGACACCTTTTGTGCCCGCTGGATTTTCCACTGTAATCAACCAGCCGTCTGCAAATGTCTCGGCAAACTCTCTGTTAAGCGTGGTTGATGAATACCCTTTGTCCACCCAACTGTCTCCAGGTCTCATTGCGCTGAACATTTGATCCAAGGGATCAGACTCCACGCTATTTAATCCTCTAAAACTCAACACTGGTTCAGGCAAACCTGGTGCAACTTTCATTGCCTTGTCAATCTCTTTGATTTTCAATACAGGCGCTTCAGCCCCTGGTTGAAGTTGCACTTTGCCTGTGCGTAAATAAGTGTTGATGACGTTGTAATCAGCGCCTTTGTAGGCATCAATAGCCCCGTACACTTCCTCTTTGCTTACAACTTTTGCAAATGTTTTGTTTTGCATTTGATACTTGCTGAATTCAAAACTTTGTTGGCTGTCTGTAAATTCACGGTATGTCTCAGGTTTAGGCGCAATGTCCACCACGCCGTTTGCGTTTGGCTCAAACTCAGGAATGACAGGCAGCAATGCGCAACGACAATGTGGGTGAGCAGGTGGCATTGTTGCCCCTGATTTGAACGTGCCGCCTATGTCAATAACCTGTCCCCTGTTTTGCTTGCAAGCGTCGCAAGGATCTGAGGTTGCCCACTCCATTTGTTCCAGTTTTGCTGCTTGGTAGCGAGTGATTGCACCAAACGACATTGCGCGGTTAGTCTCGGTGATAGCAATAGATAGCGCTCGCGCAGGGTTGCCTATCGCGTCATTGATAAGTTTGGCTGAGCGCGTGTCGGATAG